TTTTTAAGCGTTTACTTGCTGGATTCATTCTCTTAGTCATTTTTGATTTTCGTGCCATACGAGAACCCATTTTTGCTTTAGTTTTTGCCAATGTAAATCGTTTCTTAACATTCACTGGCTTAAAGCATGCAGTAGGATTAGCAACTGTCTTACCTTTTAATCTACCAGATGAACAACGATATTTACGTACTACTTTTTTACCACTACGGGCATAAACAAGTTTTGCTTCATAAAACTCTTCATCAGTTGTTACAATTTCTTCTATAAGCATTATATCACCTTAAACACAGAAGTCAATAGTGCAATTAGCAATGTACCAAATAATGTTGAACTTGCCCAAACAACTATCTTTTTTAACTCTGTAAATTGTTCCTTTGTATCTAATGTTTGACGTTCTACTAATGTTTCTAACCGCCTGATTGAATCATCTAATTTCTTAAATCGTTCATGATTAACTGCTACATGAGTTTCTAAACTCTGTATCTCAAGTGCTGCTAATTGCGGTTCATTTATAGACATCGTTCTTCTCCACGAATTGTTATATGTATTTATCATTTTAGGTTAGAAGAATTATCCACATATAAAAAAACCCAGTTTAATAAACTGGGTTTTTTCTTTACATTCACTGCTTAATGGGGTATCTCCACATTCTATTTCATTATGCGAATGATTCCAAGACCATACTATGTAGTGGGCGCTCATTAGAATGTAGATTTATAGTAGTTCTGACATCTCAAATTCCATTGTGATAGGATCAATTGGCACACCATCAATATCTACACCGTAGAATATTTCTTTAAGTAATGCGACATTATCGCCACTACGTTGAAATGCTTGCCCATGCTCTACCGCAAATTTAAAAATCATACCATTACCAGTTAGTGTCGGTGCTAGACCAGTAAGTGATACTGGAATAGGACTATTCATAATTACAGGTTGGGCCACCAGATTGATTAGATTACAAACATCATCAAAATTTTGTTGTGACTGATCTAAGATATCACCGGTTGAGGTGATGTCTAATGTTTTTACATATATTGTATAAAAATTCAAGTTACCTGATAGATTTTCACTTGAACCTGCTGCACCGTGTATTCTTGCCATATTATTTCTCCATATTATATTATATTATATTAGTATTATTAATGTGCAGTGAACCCAGATGGCGGAGTGTAAACGACATCATTTCCAACGTTGAAATATCCACCGAAACTTATGACATTAGAGCTTCTGGAACCAGCAAAAATGACTGGCGGCACGCTATTTGTAGAATAAACCGCCCCTGACCCAGATGCTGGATCACTGGGCCACCAGGTAGTATTATTCTTATTAATCCAAAGTTCTCCAGTCGCACTATCATATGCAAATTGTATTACATCCGATTCTCGAACTGGTGCCCCAAGACCTATGTCTGTAATTGTTACTGTGCCATTTGTCTTCGTGATTATTTTCCCAGTATCAAGCGTATAGGTATGCGATCCGTCTTCCATGCCAAAGCCGAACTGTGTTTGATCTGATCCTGACACTCCTATCATACCTGACGTTGATTCAGCCCATGCCGCAGAATAGTGCGACCATATAAACTCAAAGTATTTTTTCCCTGCACTAAGAGTGTTACTTGGAACAGCATTAGTCCAATTATATCCAGTAGTATCACCTGTAAAAATGAATCCGTCCTTATATGTGGTCGGGTTGCTGCCAAACGATAAGGTGGTCTCGTTCATTCGAGAATCTGTAGTAAATGTAATAGGAGTAGTAAAACTCAGTGCTGCGGTAGTAGTAGTAGATATAACGTGTATTCCATCAGTTGCTTTTGCACGGAATGTAAAGCTTCCAGCATCTGTCTCTGTAATACTAGGAGTTAACGTAAATGTTCCATCATTATTATTTACAATTGTTGCTTGTGCTTGATTGCTTGGACTTGTATCATATGTATATGTTATATCAAATCCTTCTGGATCTGTTGCTGCAACAGCTAATGTGTTTGCAGTGCCGTCTGAATTTAATGCTACTGAACTTGGTAATTCTGCTGTCCATATAGGCTTTTCATCTGGGCCTGCCCAAACTTTGATCCATTCACTGCCATTGTTTATATGTAGTGTGTCAGAATCACTAAGAAATGCTAAATCACCCTCATTTGCTGCAGCCGCATTACGTGCAGCAATACTGGCATATATTGTGACACCACCACCAGATGATGTGGCGCCGCCGCCTGAACCAACTGTATGTCCACCAACAGTTGCACCATCGTGTACTACTAATTGATTTGTAGTTGTATTCACCGTGACTTCACCTGCTGCGCCAGTAAACGATGCATGTTCTGCAGTTGTTCCACGTCTGAATTTTACTGAGTATGCCATATTATTTTCTCCATATATGGTGTATGTGAGTATTTATCAATATCTGATGATAATTAAAAACAAAAAAAGACCCAGCATAGCCGGGTCTTTATACTCTAATAGATAGAGGTTATGTATTAGTAATCAAAGTCTGTTACTGTATAACCTGCACCTAGTGCTGCTTGTAGGTCTGCTGCATCCCATGCGCCGTTGTTTTCAACTGCAACACGTTCACCGCCTGCACCTAGAATTACAACTGTTGCTCTCATACCAACTGTTTCGACAACTAATTTCATGTCTACTGCTGATGTGTGTGCGATTGTGAAATGTACTAGTGATCCTGTTAGGAATTGACCTGCATCATATGATTCATGTACTTTTGCTACCATTTTATTTCTCCATTAAAATTTATTGAGACTTTATCATCTCTATACTTTTATTTATCCTTTTTACGCCAACAATTGTATGTTACTTTCTTCTAGATTGGAATTTTGTTAGACCAGATTTTGTTGGTCTATCATATGTTGTTTTTGCAGCACGTTTGCCCAATGCTTCTGCACCTTTAACTAAAGCATACGCTCCACCAATCGCAGCGGCGCCTTTAGCAGCACCTTTAACAATAGGGCGATCCCAAATCTTTTTCTTCTTATCGTTTCTATCATTAACCATATAGTTACCACGCTTTTGAAAAGAAAGTAATGGTTGTGTAAACTCACTACGCATTGCTTTAGAACGCATATATTGAACACTACGTGTTACCACTAGTGCACGTTGATTTTGATTCAAATTATCCCAATCTCCAACCAATCTACGCATTGACTTCAACATACTATCTTGAATATTTAATTGGCGTTGGAATCTAAGTAGCATTTTTTGCTCATATCCTGAATCAGTTTTATTGTTACCAATATGAGTTAGATATTGCACTAAATCTGCTTTTTTGAGTGATAATCTTTTCTTAGCGATTACATCTTTTTCATTACTATTATCATTGTCTTTACCCATTAAACGGTTTAAAGAAATATATAGATCCGTTCCACTTGTTCTAAATGTATCAAAATTTCTAAATGATCCGGTACGTTTAGCATATTCACTTGCCAATGGCGCATAATCATAATCTTTATTGAAAATATTTAATAGCATTAAATACATGAATGAAATTTCAGCAGCATCATCTAAATTAACTTCGCTTGCTATCTTTTTATTTCTAAACAAGCGGCTTTCAGTTAGTTCGTGTACTAATTGTAAACTGTTATCATTGTCATCATCAATTTCGTGACCGCCATATATTTTTGCCCATTGACTGGCTGTATATTTTTTATCACTCATCTTTCATCTCCCTAAATCGGTTTGCAAGTTCGATAATTTTATCACTTGCATATGTTTTACAGCATCTAGGTATGATTGAATGAATAATAATTGCAAATACTGCAATCTGCAGTTGGAGAGCAATACCAATTGCAAATTTTGCATGTTGCAAGGGCCCCATATCTGCTTCTTTTAAATGTTCTTTACATTCTTTACTAAACATATTATTCCCTAATTACTTTGCGAAGTTTGCAGCACTAAATTCTAATCTATCAACAATTTTCATAGCGCGCCCAACATGGTCTACAATAACAAATCCCTCAGGATCAGTTACCTTAAACGAACCATCTGGTTGTTCAATAAAACTATCAATCGATTTAATATCTCGCATCTTACGCTGAAACATCATTTTCACTGCTTCGGTTTTTAAATACGCTCTATACATATTCGCAATATTACTTGCATTCTCTTCAATAAATTCAACAACTTGTTTCTTTTTATCTAATTTTGCTAGTCCTGCTTTGCCTTCTGGTCCAGTTTTTAATTTAGACATATCAGTATCAAACTTATCTTTCAATTTATTAATAAAATCTGATACGAATTTATCAGCATCTTTCTCTAACGCATTACCTGAACGAATAGGTGTATTAGCATGTGCTTTAAGTGCAGCAACTATATCTATTCCGCCAATTGTATTATTAATGTTTTTAAACACATCTGGACTAGGTATAGACAAACTTGAAAGTTCATTAATTGCAGTTGCAATTGCACTAACTTCACCCTTACTAAGATTTACTTGTCCTGATACATCTTTAATACGTGCATCAGTATACCAAACATTAGATGATTTATTTAAGTTACTTGCATCATAACCAAATCTTGCACTCATATTTTCTAGTGTATCGCCCTCATAACTAGTATGAAATACCACACCAAGTTTAGATGATAGCATTTCACGTGCTGTATCACTATTAGCAGGAACAACGTATGTTATAGTATTAGGCTTGAATGCTATATACTTTTCACCTTCAATCTGTACTTCTTTTAAATCGTCACGTGTAAAAAGAAGATCGCCTTGAACTACTCCAGAAATACCCAAGTTTTTGAGGTGTTCTAGTGATGCATATAATTTATCACGTAGTCCTTTTTTACTTATTGCTTCGCCGTTTTTGGTGACATCAGCATGATTTTTTTCAATATCTTCAGGCTTTTTATTCAACTTAGGAGTTTTTGCAAATACACCCTTAGTTCCAACAAAAAACTCACCATCTTCAGGATCAACCCCAGCAAATATTGCTGGAGCACCATCCCATTTTGTTGTAATCGCATCGCCGCCGCTATCACCATCCAATGAGGATAATAATTTAGAGTACGTACTCACAACACGTTTTAGTCCCTCTTGTCCGTAAATAAAGATTAATTCTTCAGCATGATCCAAGTGCGTATTTTTTGCTTCACTCAAATCATTATCAAAAAGACCCTTTAGTTTCGCATGAAATCCAACTTGCTTTTGGCGGGGTTTACGTGGGCCTCTAAATCTGCGTTCAATTCCTTGATTTAAAATTATATCTGATATCTTCATTTCTTATCCCCAAATGGATTTTCCCCAGTTAGTTGTGGTCTTGCAAACCATAACTTAAACCACTCATCCGTTCCAGGTTGTATATTATTCTTTTTCTGATACTCGCCTTTTTCTTGGCCAGTATGTGAGATATTCTCCTGATGTTGTGATACATCATAAGGCTTATATATACCTGCTAGAACCTTTAGTTGGTGTAACTGTTGTTCAAAATCCATTATTTGTCTACACTATTCATGCCTCGCTTAAATTTACGCGGGTCTTTTGTGCGGATACTATTAACTAAACGTTTTTGTAAATCATTTGCAGTATCTTCATCAAAATTATTTTCAATGAATTCCATTAAATGTATCGCACCTGCAATAAGGTGTTCGCCCTTTTGTTCAACCAGACGTTTATTATCTTTATCATAAGACATGCTGTTTAGTTCTTCAAATAGACTTTTACGTTTCATAACAATTCTCCGTTAAGTGTATTTATCAAGTTTCATCAAAAGCAGACCTGCTTTTAGTTTTAAGCATTGCTCTAAGTGAACTTGCAGCCTGTGTCTTTTCAAATACAGGGGTATCATCATCTTCTGGTTTATTTAGGGTTGTTTTCTTTCTAAGTTGGTCAACAACACTTGTAGTACTTCCACCATTGCTTGATGCGCCAACACCATTACTATCTTGATCTGGATCATCTGAAATGCGCAAACTATCTCTATCGAATAATAAACTTACCTTACTACCGACACCAGAAGATGAACGTGTTTTTAGTAGTTGTAATTGATATTGGCCACGTTCACGCATTGCATTTGATGTAAAGATACCGATAACATTATCTGCTGTTTGAATTTTACTGATACCACCAGCAATATGAGAATGATCAAATTCAATTTCTTCGACTGCACTACGATTTAACTGTGATGCAGTCACAGTAACAGTCTGAGTTTCCATAGAAAAGTTACGCATTTCTTCTGTAACATATTTGTCTTTGGTAAAGGTATCACCTGCAGGCACTTTTTTGGTTGCTGGCATTAACAAGTCTAGATAGTCAATGCACATACAATCAACTGTTTTGCCAGTTTGTATCTGAAGTTCTTTCAAGTAAGACCGTAGATCATTGATTGTTGAACCACTCGGAAGATACTTTATACGTAGCATACCGGACTGTTTGCCTTTCGCTTTAACTTGTAGTTCAACATCGTCTAGGTCTTTAAAAATGCGTCTAGTACTGCGGTCCGTCTGCATTGCATACATACGCATACTTGAAAGTTCCTCGGATAACTCCAATGTGAAGTAGACACAATTCAACCCAGCCTCCGCCCAATTCAGGCTCATATTTTGCATAAAAAGGGATTTACCTGCCCCGGAGCCGCCTGCAAAAATCGTAATCTCCCCACGATTAATACCACCATATAACTTATCATCAAGAGATTTCCAACCAGTCGTAATCTGACCATTGTTGTCTTTCATCCGTTCAAGCACACCTCTAGGATCAGCAAAATAATCTGTTCCTAAACTACGTGCCAGTCCAATTTGAACAGCCTCTTTAATTCTAAGTTCTACTTCACCGTATTTGCCAGTCTCAAGTAAGTCTGTACTATCGATAATAGCCTTCTCAATAGCCTTGTGACGGCAAAATGTCTCAAACTCATCCACAAACCATTCTTCATGCTGGGTTATGTTGTCCAACTTCTCAATGTCTTGCCCCGTTTCTGCCTTAATAATTGCAGTGTCTGGCAGTGTAGAATAATCTTCACTATAATCAATAAGTTGTTTGACCACAGGACGAACACTGCGGTCAAAATATTCAGGCTTGATAATCCCTCTGATCCTAGTATATAGTTCAGGATTAGTAACCATGAATTGAATGAATAGTTTCTGTAAGTCTGGGCTATAATTTTTTACTTCTGACATTTGTATATTATATCATTTCTCTGTATAAAGGTCAACACTTTTAATCAAACAGTGCTGGGTTTAAATTATTTTCTTCTTTTTTACGCAATCGATCACGCTTCCAACCTTCACGCTGCTTTTCTCTTTTGGCAAGTTCTTCAGCAGATGGTGCTATGGGATCTGGGTCAGGTAATACTTCTACTTCATCAAGTGTTGGTAAGAAAGCATCATATGCGTTTTTATTCATTTCAAACCCAACAAACTCTCTACCGTAACGTAATGCAGTTCTCGGCGTAGTGAAGCCACCACAAAATGGATCCATTACTACATCGCCACGATTACTACTATATAGGATAAACTTCTCAATCCAATCTTCATTCAGTTGGTTCTTGTTTTTAATTTGTCCAGGTTTATGACTACGCGGCATTGTCTGCACTGTCAATCGGTCATGATAACTATCTTTACTATCAGTGTAATAAGCATTAGTATTAAATGTACGCTTTTGCTTGCTTGTTTCTGGCTTTGACCAAAACAAAACATGATAGTGACTACTTACAAATTTGTTTTTTGTTGATACACCAAAACTATATTGTGCAATAATATGATTAATTTCTTTTAAGTCAGTTGAGTGCAATGCATTAAGTATATGATGCAAATTTGTGTAACCACTGACAATATACATACTACCGCCTGGGCGCAAAACTCTTGCACATTCTGTGATCCATTGCTTAGAAAATTCACCATATGTTTCTAATGGAACTTCTACATAGCCAGGAACTACATTGCCTTCATCACGATTATAATGTGTGTCAAGTTTATCACCCTCAATACCATACGGAGGATCAGTAAATATCAAATCTACTGTTCCATCTTCTATATGTTCACTGATGCCACTAGTGCAATCTTGATTATAAACTGTATGATTCATTTACTCTCCTTAATATTTGATAATTATACTATAAATCAAATAAAATATCAAGCATTTTCTATACTTTGTTTCACTGATTCAATTACCGCACGTTGTGCTTTACGTTTTTCATCTTTGTAATTAACTTCAACTAGTTGCGTATTTGAAATTTCTTCTGGTCGAAAAATAAACTCTAGTGCATCAAATGGAATATGTGCTTCGATACCGTCAGAAACACCAACCAAATACGGTTTTACATCCTCTGAACTAATAATTGCAATTGCATTTTGCTGACCAAGCATATAAAAATCAGCAGGGTTTTCAATTGTAGTGCCTTTGTTTTCGCCTAAACTATTTTTTAATTTTACTTTAACTATCTTTTTTTGATTGTTACGTTTGGTAAACATACCGTCAGTCATATATTTAAATTCGATATCTAAATTTTCTACGATATCTCTATGGTCCCTACCGATATCATCAACCCAAACTAATCTTCCATCTGTTGCTGCTTCAACTGTTTGTTCGATTATATCTGCTTTATCAAATCTATCTTTGCGGTCATTCAGTTGTGATCCTAAACTATATACAACAGAACTATATACTTGTGAATTAATTATTGATTTTAGTTGAGTAGCATACGTAGAAGTTTTCATTAAAGTGTTTCCTAATATTTCAAAATGTCCCCAATAGTCTTCTGGTTCTACTTGAGTTTCGTCACTGTTATTAAAGATATCCAACAAATCGGCTCTCTGTTTATTAGCGTGTATGTTCTTTATATAATGATTCGTATTGTTTGTCAAGTAAAAAGAGCGCCGAAGCGCCCTTTTATTTTCCTCTACCAAATCTGTTTGCTGGTCTATAAAAAATCTTTTGATTATGAAATCTTCCTAGCAAATCACGAATTTCTTTCAACTCTTCTGCTAGTTTATCATCGTGCTCTTCCATTAAACTTTTTGCCCTTCTGGAAACTTTTGCACTTAGGGCGTTTTCTATAATCTCTAAATCCCTAACTGATAACTTAAAATTTTCATTTGGTTTCATAGTCCTAAACTCCACATCCAAATCGGTATAACAACTACATGTAATACAACACACAAGACAAGCATTAATATAACTATATAATAATACTTATTAATAATATAGTGTATAATTATCAAAATTCAAGTAAAACACATGCGATAAAATGTAGCATTAACATATTTTAATATGTTTGAATAATTTTATCAGCAATTCCATGTTTAATTGCCTCTTCTGGAGTTAACCACATATCACTTTCTGGAAGCAAGTTTTTACGAATATAACTTTCTGTTTTGCCTGTGCATTTTTTATAATGATCCAGCATACGTTCTGTCGATAATTCAAACTCTTTAACGATTGACATTAGTTCGTGTTCTTTGCCTTTCGATCCCCAACTATATTGATGTGACATTACACTAGTATTCTGTGTTAGATACCTATGGCCTTTTTCGCCTGCCATCATCAGTAGAACACCGCAACTCGCAATCATACCCATTCCATATGTATATACTGGAATTGAACTTTGTTTGATTGTATCAATTAGATGTAGTGCGCTATTTACTGCGCCACCGGGAGAATTAATATAAAGATGAATTACCTCAGGTTTTTGGCCTTCGGGCATCATATTATATTCCATAATCATTTTGACTAATGGCATACAATTTTCTTGATTGAATTCCTTATCCATGAATAAAACGCCGTTATCGTATAGTATTTCACCTGGCTTTTTTGGTTGCGCCGGAGGCTGCGGCATCTGCATTTGAGGTGGTGCCGGTTGCTCTTTCGGCGATGGAATTACTTTTGTTTCTACTGCTGGTTTCTTCTCTGGTGTCTTTTTAGTTGTTTTCTTTTTGACTGGATTCTTTGCCATGTATTTGTATTTCCTATATTATCCTAAACGCATTTTTACGTTAATTTTGGTACTATTACTTATCTTACTATCAATTATACTCTTTAGAGTATATAACTTACCATATTTATTCACTGCATCAGCAGCATCTTTTATATCATCTTCCCATCTTGGGAAACTAACACTCCAACCGTTTTCAATAGCCTGTTTAATTAATTTTTCGCCAGCCTTATCCCTGTCAGGACTTAATATGATATCACCTTTAAATAAGTTAATATAGTCTATTTGTTCTTTACTTGCCTCATTACTCATTATAGCAACACCATCTAATGCTGCTGCATCAAACACCCCTTCTGTTACTATTAAATACTTACGTCTACTCTTAATAACATCAATATTATAGATGAAGTCTTTAGGTGTCTTCATCATATATTTTGAATCTGCTTTGCCAGTATAGTCTCTGCCAGTATACCCTACTATACGTTCACCTTGATAGTATGGAATTATGACACGCTGTCTGAATACTGGATGTGGGCTCCAGTATATATTACTTAAATGATCATATAGCCCACGATCTATCAAGTATTTAGCACCTAAAATTGCTCTTTTATCGGGTGCATCAATTTGTAGCACATCATCTAGCAGCACACTACCTTCAGGGAGTTCACACTCTTTGAATTTAGGTATGACTGTGCTAGACTTTTCACTAGCAAATATCATTGGTCCTTCTGCTAATTCTTTATCTCGAATTGCTTGTAATTGGATACGTTTAATATCGCTATCTGAGATTCCCAAATTGCGCATTAATAAAATCATTTTTTTGTTAATGACTCTGCCTGATTTATGCGATGCAGTGAACCCACAGTTAAAACAATGATATGAAATACTTTCATCATCATTGCGAATACCACCGCGCAGCCTAGTATCATTACGTGCCTCGCCGTTTTCTATACAACAAGGACAGTTGAAAGACAACCACCCACCGGATGATTGTCGCCTCTTATGCGGCAAATGCGAATATAATACTTGCTGTATTTCCATAATTACACTATAACATTAAATTAGTTTATAGTCAAGACGTTTTTAGATTAATCAAATAAATTAGAATCATCAAATCGTTCTGACATCTTTTTGTACATATCCGGATCACGCTCAATCAATATTGCATTTCGGCCAATTGATCTCGCTGCTGCACCTGTTGAACCACTGCCTGCAAAAGTATCTAGGACAGTGTCACCAGGATTACTACATAATGTAATAAAATATTCTAAGATTTCTTCTGGTTTTTGCGTAGGATGTATTTTATTTTTTCCCAGACCGCCACTATATGATATTGTATTAGGTACAACACAGTGAACCACATCATTAGTTTTTTTCAACTTACTATAAACTTTTTTAGCATCTACTAATGCATCATTAAAGCATTTATCCAAATTACCGTAAATATCATCTTTGATATACTTATATAAAATACTACTTACTTTGTCAGCAAGACTATAGCGTTCAACGATTGTACCTTTAACTGCATCACTATTAAATGTACGTTTGCCACCGGGTTTAATACCAAAGATAATATATTCACACCCACTCACTGGATTTACATTCCTATTAAACGGCACTGCCGCTGGCTTTTTCCAAGTGAATACACGTTTAGGTTCAAATCCAACTGATTCCATTGCTTCCCAAAGATGGCTAATATATACATCACTGATGAAAACACAAAACGTCCCACCCTTTCGCATCTTATTAAACCACACTTCTGACCATTCTACAAGTTGATTTTTGAAATCCGTGTTATCTAGACTGTCCCAATCCTCTTCAAATGTTTTGTCAAATTTTTGACTATGTATTGCATTTTTATTTTCACCAGTGACTGGATCAACCCATTTAACTTCCTGGGCACCTCTATCACTTATATTATAAGGTGGATCAGTTAATAGTAAATCAATTGAATTATCATCAATCTGATTCGCAGTAGAGCGCATATCACCGTTTATAGTATTAATTTTATTCATGCGTTTATTATATACGCAAAGTTAATAAATGTCAATAGATTATTTTAAACTCATTTTAAAACCAAGTTTATTTCCTGCAGCGTAACCTGCCCAACCAAATTCAAAATTTGCTTTTTTGAAAGATGTTTTTTGAAATACCATTGATTTATTTTTAACATCAATATTTACTTGGATCACGCTTAGTTTTCTTGCCAAATCTTGTAACGATTGCTGTATCTCTTCATTCATATTTAGATACTTCCAAATCCATTCGCCCAATGGTGAAACCACGTAACGCACTCTATCATCTCTTTCCCAAATAGCATCAGTGAGTTTTGTTTTCATAGTTGCATGGAATGGCGCTAGAACTTGCTTCAAATCTTCTTTATTTTCAAAACTATTAAGCCAGTCTGCAATTGCACTCAGAGACATATCTTCTCTTTTTATACCAGAGATTTCACTTATTGATCGTAATGGCGCAGTATCAAAGTAACTATGTAATTTAATAATACCATCTTTTGCATTATTTTCATTGACAGTTTTAAACACAATATAACTCTTCTGTTCTGCGGGATTTACTTTGCCTTCTTTAATCTTATCAGCAAGAGCATCAATAATATTCTGAATAGTGACTTTGCCGCCGCCGCCAGATTTGACACTAATAGGATAGTCAACATTTAATCTTTCACCGTAAAAATCAATTAATGCAGCATTACTTATTTTTGGGAAATACGCATTTGCAAATCCCATATTTGAATGGCTCCAAATTGCAGAAAGTACCTCACCATAATTTTTAGAAATAGTTGCCAAATCACTAGTAGTAAATGTTGATAAATCTATATTAGCAAGGGATATAGTATTACTCTTTGTAGTGGATAATTTTGCTATATTGAATAAGGATTCTGCGTGGTCAGGATATTTTTCTTGCAAACTATTTTGTAATGTAGATAGTATTTCGTTTGCAGTTGCACGACTTCCTGCAAATCCTAAATCTTCAGGCGTCAATTCTTTACCACCGAACTTTTTATCAGATGATGTATTTGTACCTGTAATATTATTCACCCACAGTAATTCAGTGCCTTGATCAATAAATTCATTACCATCACGCATTTTTAACAAGTAAGTTTCAAATGAGCCACTAATGCTTTTAGAAGTATCTAAAACATCAACGTCATAATTATTAAAAAAACGCTTAAAATCTTGTAAGCTACCATCTAATCCGAAACGTATATGTGTGCCGCCTCTACTGCCTGATGTTAATTTAATGTCAGCATCTTTTAACTGTGAGCCTAACCATTTTTTAAAATCTGTTGCAAGACCACTCTCTAATAATTCTCTAGTAATTCTCATTTAATTTCTCAACATTACTTTAGTTATTGAACCGCTGGTTGCTGTATAACTTATTCTTATCCAATTTACATTAGCATTTACCATATACGCTTGTACACCAGTTTCATTATTGACTATAATATTTTTGTCATAAAATAGATTAGGAGTAAGATCAAACCAATCAGTATCATTTAACGATGGTTGAACTGAAAGATCGCCTTGAACATTCACTGTTCCGGTCATACCATCAAAATATAATGCGATTGTATGTAGTGATTTAGACTTGATAGTATTACCACTACCATCAAATGTAGTAGTTGTGAAGGTTGTGACTTCTTCACCATTTACGGTTTCAGTAACAGGAAAAAATGTAGTCGTTTCTTGTGAATCTTCAAATTGTGGATAAATGTCATCGATTACTTCTATTGTGCCTTTAGCATTATCATATGTATCAGTGTAGATAATTTGTTCTATACCATTTTCTACAGTATACATTGCAAACTGATAGAAGCCTTCTGGTAGCATAATAGTATCAGCAGTAGTAATAACGAGTGATGCCATTCCCTTAGTTGCATTTGTAATGTCCAAATATCTGAATAAGACATTCTCACGACTTTCTCTGTCATACATTTTCCAGATAATAGTTTTCCCACTCAAATCAATTGATTTTCTATCAGTGTCTTTTATCTTAAATCTAAGAGTATTATCGATACCCTTGTGTAATTTGTGGTGTCCATCATACATTGGCATATTCCCTAGGTAGGTTGTCGCAGCAGATGTGCCTGTTTCGTCCAAGCATACTACTTCTATTTCTCTGTTATACTGCAATACATTAAAGTTAATCATACTTGTATTTATCTCCCAGGACACCTAAATTAAATCATATAAATATAATTATGGATGATAAAAAAATAGAATGGATACAGGAAAATTACCCGTTTTTCTCATGTGTTCGTTATGGAAAAAAAGAATTTAACGAATATCTGGGAATTGTTATTAACACTGACAATGTAATTACTTCAATGTATAATTGGGAAGCAATACCGACTCCAGAATTAAGGAAACAGTTCATTGAACTGGGCGAACAATGGTGGTGGGAATCAAATAGGCTAATACCCATCAATCTATTTTTGGGATCTCAAATAACCCCATATAGAGATTGGATTTTAAATATGAATTCTAAGGATGTAAAAATCACGTGGGGACCCGAAACGAGTTTAAATAATATTGTACAAAAAAGAATTAAACGGCGGTCAATTCAACTTGTTCGCAAATTAGATTAAGTTGCACCACAATACTCACAGCATATGCAATTGCGTGTGCCTTTTTAAAGTAATAACTATTATCTACTGGTTTTGTCCATACATTTGATTTAATGACATCTACACTTTCGTTTAACAGATATCTTTTTGCAGGTCTAATAATTGCAAGTACTTCTGCTAATTCTATAACACTCTGTGGTTTCAATACTCTCAAAACGTCTATATGATTATGTACGTGTGCAAGTTGTTCAACAATTTCAGAGTGTCCTAATAACTCCCACATTGGTTCTTTGTTTGTTAATTCAGATAGATGTGCATCATCACGTACACCATTATATAAACTATTATTCAGAAAATCTAATTTGAAGTATCCACGTTCTTCTGCTTCTTTGTATTCTATACTTGCTAGATTGCTTACCGGATCATATGGTATCTCAGATACATATACACCACTATTATGTTTTGAATAAATGCTATTCTTTTTAATACTTGCGGGTATATGCTTAATTAAACTGAGAATTTCATCTCTGTCTAAAATATCAATATCAATATCTGTTTGATTTTTCATTACCAAATACCCAATGTTCTTCCATTACCTGCTATTATAGCACAACACGTAATAATATGCAAGACAATCCAGAAGGTTCTGAACAATAAAGCACGTTTAACATCTGCTTGTGTAATAGGGAGAAATTCAGGCTTATCATCATCAGTGATGCCTATTGGCATACCGACTGTTCTTGCCCACATTTTTAAAAATCGTCTTTGTCCACTCATTTCCATACCATTATAAACATAGCAGCATCGTCGTCCAATTCGAAGTATAGGGACCCTCTATGCGCCACGTAGGACCCCTCACAGGTATCATTACACCAATCTATTAATTCTGTTAATACTCCGGATCCGGGAACCATTTCATTCGTAAATTTAATATTTTCTTTAGATACACTCGTCCACTTTAAAAATTCTTTATTTTCGAAGTCTGAGAAAAACTTCCGACGGTTACGTGCCTTACCTTCAATCTTACGAAGCCTATCGAGTAAATCACGTGTTTTATGATTTCGTTTAATAAGAGAAGTCATCAACGGTGGTTATCCTCTTCATCTTCATCTGCATCATTTCCATATAACAATGCCTCAGCAGCACGATATTGATTATATAAATCTTTTAGTACTTCATATTTTTCAATCATTTCTGCCTTTGGTTCAAGTATACACAATCTTTTTTCTATGGAATCTAGTCGCCTTTCAGTTCGGTCTTCATGTGTTTCCATATTGTCATGGAAACTAAACAAGTCTAACCCAACATCAATCGTGCCGTTACTCTGTGTGCCAGAAGTAAGAGTTGGTGTAGTATATGTAATACTATCAATATTAATATTAATATTATCTTCGGATTGAAGAGTTAATACAAATTCATCAAAATCATCGATACCATTTTCATTTATTGTTTCTTCTGGAATATGTTTTTTAATTTCCGTATCCCAGTCTGTAATGACTGATGCTGGATATTTTTGAGGACCTGGCATTACATTATGTCTCCCAAGGGAATTGCACCCAACTCTCTTCATCATCTGCAAATTCTTGACTCCAATAATCAGTATCTACAATTGAATTAGGACTACTGAGTAATGCGCCAAACCTAACATTATTGTGCCACACATGCCCCCATCTTTCGTCTGATGGTAAACAACTTGCTTGCCAATCTTTCATAATCCACTCCATCGCATCGCCACCACGATTTATGTCATCGATAATTAGGATATTTTTCTTATGATTATCATGTGTTAAACCGTCACCTTTATATCCAAATGCATCCTCTGCCATCCAACAATTACTTTCGGTATTCTCTTCTAATCCATTAGCGGCTAATTGTACACATAATGTATGCATTGGTATTTCAGTCATGTGAGAAAGAATTACTGCTGGAACTAATCCCCCGCGTGTTATACCCACAATGTAATCTGGTCGCCAGTTGTCTTTATACATGTCCATTGCAATGTCTTGCACTGCTGAATTAACTTTCGTCCAATCGTATGTAATTAGTTTCATGTTTCGGTTTCCGTTTCTTTTACTTTTTGTAAACTCCATACTCCACCAGCATCTTCACGCCATTCAAGTTCAGTTCCTTCATCCCAGCCAAGATGCTGTAGCATATCTTCTGGTAAGTATATGCACAGTTCTCCGGTATCAGGGTCTTCAAATACAACTGATGTCTTTTCATAAGGTTTACTTGATGTTTTTTTAGTACTCATAATCCTGCTCTTTCTAATACTTCATTTACAAATTGTACATCATCTTGTCGCATAGCAAACTTGTTTGTCCAAAATGTAGGTTCTAAATATTCATTTATTAAATTCAATTCATGTTCATTAAAATTTGCCATTGCTTCGCTACAACTATAGCAATTAAAAATAATCCAAGGGCTAATGCGTCCTGACTTGATCCAATGAATAAGACGCGGCTTACTAATCTCCCTAAAGAATACATTAAACGGTCTATCATGTTCTCTTCCCCATTGCTGCATTAATAATATGCCTCGCTCTATTGCACGTTCGGCAGTTTCTTTTTTATTTAACTCACGGATATAAGTTTCATAAACTGCATCACTGCACCATTTATCTAAGTGTACACTATTATTAATAACAAAGTCAATAAATTTCTCTGGATCAATTGCATTAATATCTATAATATGTCTGCCGAACTTTGTAAATGCAGTGTAGTAATTAGATTTTGAAAATTCTTCATATGATTTTTCTTTAGTTTTTACACCCTGTGTTAACTTATAAAATTGATTATATGCCATGTGCCCTAGTCTAACATATTTAGCATCCTTATTAAGCCATCTGCGTTTAGGCTCACATAGGTGCACTGAAAGAGTCTTTTCTCTTTTAAAAGACTTTTTACAATATTGACATTCAAAACTCATACGGGCACGGTCCCTCGTCTAATGTAAACCCACCAGTGATGAATACTTCGGGATCAAGTTCATCATCATACCCCTGGGCATATAGGAAGTTTACACCATCATCTTCATAGCCCTCAATAAATTTCAAGTGTGCATCAGTCTGTGCAATTACTTCTAGCGTCTTAGTATCAATGAATTCATATTCATCAGTGCCATCAAATACCGCATCTATATATGCTTCCTCGAATGCACTATATGTTTCGATAGTTTCAGTAGTATCAATATCAGAGATATCAACCGTATCATCAATTGCTACACTCATGCTGCCGTTCTTCCAATTAGTATCAATTTTGAACATTATTCCGTCAGAGTTTTTGAAATATTGAATTTCATTAATACCATACTTGGCTGCATTTGATAATGTATACCACTTCATTTCTTTTTCCTCTTCTTCTTACCAAATATTTCATCTATAGATTGGTCATCAATTCCCATATCAATTGCCATACGCTTTATATCTGCATCTGAATTTATACCACGATATAATTCAATTTCGTCTGCCTTCAGATGTGGTAGTGCATCAGATAAAAATTCAGTTACCTTATCTTTCTTTTTTATGGCAGTGGGAGGCTTAATCCATTCATGATATTGCTTCTTTCCTGCACCAGTTAAACACATTAACTTCCATATTAATTCATCGTGTTTATACAAATCTGTATAATATTTGTTAACAAAATCATTAGTTGCAAGTATTGCTTCCTCAGCACCAGAACCTTTAACACTACTAGCATAACGCAAAAATAGCCAACTACTCCATTGCTTCTTATCATCACTTGATAACCGCGAATACCAATCATAATCACGGCGATCTATAGCATTAAGAACATCATTCAATGGAAGTTTATCAGCCATTATCTACTCCTCTTGGCGGTGCAATATATTTGCCACCGTTTACAAATATAAACATACTACAAATCCGTTTGGATGTAAAGTAAAAACAGTCATTATTATCAAAATATTCTACACTCCACTCATTTGGTTCCAAAGATTTTTCACACCATAAGACTGCACTTTTTGTATGTTGATAATTAACTAGTAATACACGATGTAATGTATTAAAAGAAATCATAACTACTTAATACATCTGGTATACGATTAAGGTCTTTCACAAAATATGCACACTTTGGTTTATCACCATACTCCAAAGGTATAGCAAGAATGTGTCCATATTTTAGTTTAGGGAAGAACCATTTAACATCAGCAAATACATTATTAATTTTTATTGGTTGCCAATCCATTGTAAAACCACCCAATGGGTTAGTTAAGATGGTGTCAAAACTACGTTCATTAATACTAGTCAATGGAACAAACTCTAAGTCGCCTATATCTCTATGACCAATAAGTATATGCCAATCGATTGGCATTTCGATTTTAAATTTGCCGATTGTCATTGAAATACTTGGTGCCTCAAACGTTTCAATGAAAACTAAAGGAATAAAAAAGAAATCCGGATCTGCTTTATCAGTAACATCCATTACGCAATATCGAATATCTTCTATTTCTTCCGGCAGGCTGTTCATTTCAAAACAGCGATTTTCTGGTGTTAGTATTTTCATTAGTATTTTACCTTTTCTACACTGAATGGGTATTCAGCATCTTTATAAAATTTCTTTCTTTCGGTTAGATGTCTTTTTGAGAATTTACATCTACTTGTGACATCCCAGATTTGGACAAAATCTTTATCTTTTGCCACACGGACACCACGACCGATAGACTGAATAACCCGCACAAAAGACTTGCCAGGCTCCAAAAGAACCATGTTGAATATGCGAGGGATGTTAATACCAACGGCGGCAACGCCATAAGTAGCAATAGTGATTGAATTGGTAGCTTCATTTATTTCCTTATATGCTGTTTTCCTATCATCAGATTTCATAGAACCTTGTACAAAATCTGCATCTGGAATTAGCTCCTGTAATGCTTGTCCTGAATTAATACGCCCAGTTAAAACTAGGGTATTACCTGATAATGATATCTCTTTAATTAAGTTGGCTAAGTATTCTTGGCGTTTTTTATCCTCCAATAAAAATTTTAGTTCACTTTGATAATCGGTATATACTTGTGTCTCTTGCGTTTGTACTACATTTACGTGACAGTTGGATAATACACCAATATCTTGTAAATCTTTTGCTGCTAGTCTGTTGACAATATCTCCTAAACTGGCACGTATAGTAGCAAACTCATGATCTGACTTGGGAATAGTACCTGTTAATCCCCAACGCAACGGAACACGTGCAAATACACTTGTTAACAAATCTTTTAGTACATCAGCCTTTGCTTGGTGCACTTCGTCTACAATTACACAACACACATCCTCAATAAAGTCCATGATATTGTCTTCGCCCTTTTTAGTTTTCTTTAGCAAGGAATTGAGGGATTGCCATGTACAGATGGTGTGGGTTTTTCCAATATCTTTCCTATCACCGAAGTAAACACCAGCATCTAACCCACAATTTAGATAGTCTTCTTCAGTCTGCCGTACCAAGTCCTTATTTGGTACAATAACAATTGAACGTCCATACTTTTCTACTAATTTAGACATAGTTGCAGTCATAATAGTTTTCCCTGCACCTGTAGCAATCTCTTGTAGAGCCTGTGGTGCTTCTAAAAACTTATTAACAACGTCAACCTGATAATCACGAAGGCGAATAGGTTCACCTTCTGCTGGATGTCCTTCAGGCCAACAAGTATCACCCCAAAATTCATCATCAACTGTATCAAATTCTAGCACAGTATGTTCACGCCTATCATCAATGTCAATCTCATATCCAGAACTCATAATGATAGGTAAAAGATCATCTAATAAATTTAGATACGTTCTGCCGCCTACATCACAAAATCTAACCGTTCCGTCCCATCGTCCCAATTTATAAGCAGGCATATGGTATGCATGTGGCAAGAAAAACTTTAACTTATCACTACACTTACGGCGTGTGGCAGGATCCAGTCCTTCTAACTTTACATTCACTTCGTCTTTGATTAAGATTGTACATTTTTTCATAATAATATAATAACACTTTTATCGATTCAAGTCAAGAAAAAACAGACACCCAATGGATGCCTGTTTATAACAATATATAGTAGATTATACACGCTTCATACAGGTTGTTTCTGCTAAACGCTGCCAGCGGTCTGGACTCATTTTACATAAGTCTGCTAACTTCTGTGCCATACGCAATGAAATTTCACGCATTTTTGCTTGATTGTCTTCTAGGAATGTTACAATATCAATCTCCTGTTCTTTAGTCAAACCTTTCTGATCGAATAATCCACCATCACGTGCAATCTGTTTGATACGCAAGATTTTCTCACGTGTAGAGTCCATAGTCAAATCAAGATAGTGACAACGTGACATAATAGCCTCGAGGTGATCTTTGATTTTTGTTGAACGTACATTATCGAATTTCAAGTTCGTGATAAAGATCACAGAACCTTTGAACTCAAAACGATCAGGAACACCTTCACGGCGTAAGAAATGTGAGTCTGAATTCCAAGAGATATAACGCTTCTTACCACTATCAAGTGCTGCTTTAAGAATGTTTAGAGCATTTTCGTCAAACAGAATACTATCACAATCGTCAAGAACCACAATGTTCTTTGCATCCGAATACTTGTAAAGCATTGCATACAAACCAATCGGTGACATTGTACCTTTAACAAATGTATGCCGAAGCGGATTATCTGCCATTACATCAAACAATGAATCTTTCTCAAGTATCTGTTCAACACCATATGTTTTACCGATACCAGGAGGTCCTGAAACGACCATACCACGCACGATACCATCACACGTTGCCTCAGTCATTTCATCTAATATAGAAAAACGTTCTGCAATACGATCCATAACCTCAATGTCAGTTTCACGATGAAATGATACAACCTCAACATTTTCCGGCTGCACTTTTACTCGCATTTTTGCACGATTAAATTCTGTTTCACTAGCATCAACTGTTATGAAATTTGTGCCATCTTTTGCTTGTTTCATTTCAGAAACTACAGGAAAAATACCTGTTACTTCTTCATTGCGATAAAACCCGTTTGTTATTTGAACTACTGACATTTACATTTCCTCTTTGTGATTACTAACTTAGTTATAAACTGATTCGGATATAATGTCAAGCATCCATTTACCGATGTCTCCAAGGTTCTGCTAAATCGGCTAAATGCCGTTGATAATTATTATAGGAAATTGTATAATCTTGCCAAGAACCGTATCTATGTGTTTCGGGACCAACTTTATTATTCCGTGCTTCGGCAGATGAACGTGCCATTTTTTCGCCATACGGATACCAATCGACCAATTCTTTTGTGTCGGATGTATATACAACAAAAATAGGATAGCCTTTTTTGACTTCGTTTCGTAGTTTTTCAATATTCATTATTAAACCCTAGATAATTCAAAATAACAGTCTGCAACAAGTTGTATAGCAAGATCGCCATATCGTTCTCTTACCTTATCATATACTGTTTCAACATCTTTGCCAGAATTGATTAACTGCTGTGCAAAATTTTGCACTTCCATTCGGAAACTTTTAGTGATTGGAGTATTCATTAGGCGGCTTCTTTCATTTCATTGCGATAGTTATATGGTTTATCCCATTTGCCACAGTTGATATCAATATAGAAATCGTGGTCAAAATAATCAATTTGTGCATTGCTGTTATTGTAGTAACCAGTTGATTTGATTGCTGCAAGTAAGTCGCCATAGAAACGTTTAATTGTAGGATCGTTAGCGTGTTCCTCACACCAGTAATGATTAACTTGTAGATTATCACCAGAGATACCTGCGTCACCCAGTAGGTCAAGAGGTCCGCCCCAAAGATTAACAACTAATGAACTATGGTTATCAATGCCAACAGTTACTTCTCTGCCAGTAAAGCCATATGATTTACACACCGTTTTAACATTTTTTGCAATTACTTTTTTGCGGTCCTGAGAAATATAAGCCATATTGTTAGTCCTTTTCGCTGATTACTACTTAGTTATAAACTGATTCGTTACGCTTGTCAAGCATTATTTTGTT